GGCCAGCGACGTAAGCTCGTGTCGTTTGCTACAATGGGAAATCCGTTGACGTTTATTACCGAATGTATAGTATTTTACGCTGCTAATATAGCAGCCGAAATCGTTTACTATTTCGGTAGTAGACCGGACCCGACGATTTCTTTTAATGTCGATGATACTACTTTTGAATTGCCAATACCGGGTGTTTATGGAGATGACCAGATAGTAAGAAACGATTGTTACGACACAACCGTGGCGATCCTAGATCATTTAGGTTTTACTATTAATATGGCCAAATCTTATAGTGGCAATTCCCAATACCGTGAATCATGCGGAAAAGAATACTACGGTGGCGAAGACATCTCGGCAATTTATTATCCAAGACACCAAATTTGTGGTGAGTTGGTTGCAAATGCCCTCCAAAACCGTGTGTACCGCGACGGTATAACTCAAGAACTGACAGACACGTTAACTACTCTTGTATCTTTGCAACAAAGATTAATGAGATTTAGCGTTGAAGCAGGTCGTGTTGCTTCGGAGATCATTACGATCTTATTCCCGAAAATGACTTTCTCCCCTGTTGGTTCCCATACCCCTGATCTTTGGGGGTATAGCGATACTGGTAAGCTGTTTAGTCCCCCAGCTGCTAATATTGCTCACTTCGTAGATACTAAAAGTGGCCAATACCTAGTAGAACGATCGATGAAAATCGAAGTGTTCTGTGACGGTGAGGGTGGCGCTATGAGCGCGATTAATAAAAAGCTTGCTGATCGTGTTCGTACCGAAATATCGAAGCTGGAGAAATTACTCCAAGGCAGTTCAGATCAGATAACTGATATGGACGATGCGCAGATCATAATGGATCGAATCGCACGCCTAAAAGCTAAGGTACTTCCGGACGAAGTGTTACCGACCGATAAGATCAGCCGATATGTTGAAGATGATAGCCAAGAAGCTATTTATCCAAAACTTATTAGAGCTGACTTACCTCCTGATGTTAAAGATACCCGCGTTCGTAGGTATTCTCCTCATCAAATATACGAGCCTGTACAAGAACTCGTAAAGCTTGATGATCAACATTTAGGAATTCTCCAAGATATTTCTTCCATCTATCTATTAACTCAGTATCTTAGAAACGGTCCTCGTTTCGAGCATACGTCAGATACCCTAGAAGGGATAATCGAACGCGCTGCAGGAATAACGTATAATCCGTTCGCCTGTGATAAGCGTTGTCAGATTATGTTTGGCAAGCCCAACATACGTTGGAACTTGTCGGAGCGGTTTCACATGGCAGGTATCTGCAGGTACTGTATTCAGTCCCGGTGAAGGTTCAGCTATG